GAAGAACCACAGGCAAAGCCAACGGCTAAAAAGACTTACAAAAAGAAAAAAGTAAAAAAATAGATGGATTTTTTAGGATCATTTGGCGCTAAGCCTACATTTCAAAGAATAGCGACCCCCAGATCGACACCAGACCAGATCATAATGTATGGCGTCGATAATTTATATCCCCAGATGATCGAATCTATTTTTAATTTAAGCCCAATAACAAAAAGCGCCGTTAATTTAATGGCGTCTTTTATTAGAGGCGACGGCTTTGAGAATGATAAAATAGTCAATGATCGCGGTGAGACGGCTAACGATATTCTTTGGTCTATCTCTAACGATCAAGCATTATATAACGGCTATGCCTTGCACTTAAATAGCAACGGCCTTGGATCAGTTAAAACCGTTGAACATATACCTTTTGAATTTGTGCGCCTTGGCTTACCAGATCAGAAAGGTAGGATAAGAGACGTCCGCGTTTCTAACAATTGGGAGTCTAGCAATGAACAGGCTTTACCAAGTGACAAGCTAAATGCTGTTAGATATCTTTTATTTAACGACGCAGATAATGGCCGTGAGGCGCTCACATCTAATAGGGGAATGGTTTTATATTCCACACCTAAGAAGAATGAATACGCGCTCAGCTCCATTGATCCAATTATAGAAACAGCGCAAAGCGATAACGAATTGCAAAAGTTTGAACTTGGAAACATTACGAACGGCTTTTTATCTATGTCAATTTTTAAGTATCCAAGTGCGGGCGATTCTGAAGAACAAGAGGAGGAAATAAGAAGGCGTTTAAATGATTTTAAAGGTGCTAGCCATGCGAACAGCGTTTTAGTTGTTGGCGTAGATGAGGACAGCGAAAACACTCAAAATTTAATTGAGCAAGTACCCGCTAACAATAACGATTCACTTTTTATTAATACCACGCTAAACGTAAAAAATAGAATACTACAAAACTTTGCTTTGCCGTCTGGCTTGATGGGAATGCTCCCAGATGGCGCAGTTTTTACAGCTACCCAATTAGCTGATGAATACACCTACATGAATCTACGAACCAAGGACACGCGAAACCACATTGAGCGACAAATGGAAAAGCTAGGTTTAGACCTTGGTAAAATAATACCTAATCAATTCGAATCTTCTCAAATGGCAGACAATGGCACTATTACAGGATAAATTACTATTTACAAAGGCCGACATTGCAAAGGCCAGAGAAATTAGCGCTAACATCACAGACGCGAAAATTGAGCCATATATAAGAGAAACCCAAAGCCTCTCAGTTAGAACCTTCTTGGGGGATCAGCTTTATTTATTATTATTAAATGACTACACGGTATCAAGTAATCAATTTGCATCACAACGCTTTACAGACCTTTGGTTCGGTTCTGACTATACTAATAGAAGTGGCGTGACCGTGAGACAAAACGGCCTAATGCAAGCGGCTATATATTTCTGTTATGGTCAATTTATATTACAACAGAATACCAATGTGGGTCGATACGGAGTAGGCAGTCTTAATCAAACAGAGACGGAGACCTCAGGAACATCAACCGTAAGAACTAAAAAGAATCAATCTGACTCAGTAGCCCTAAACTACCAAGCGGCTGTCGGTTTGTTTTTAAATGATAAGTCTACCACTTATCCAGAGTGGCAAACCAAGACCACAAATGGCCAGAAAATCGCCGCGCCATTCTTCAAAGTATAAAATATTTATTAGTTTGTTTGGTTAGTTAAGTAACGTTTGTTAGGTTTGTAATGAATCTAACAAACATACTTATGAAAACTTATACAATTTCCGAACGATCACTTAAGAGTTTTATATCTTATGCTTATGAAATGGGTAAGAATAGCGGCGATAATGTACATTTAGAAGTCGTAAAAAATGAAGTTCTTAAGATGGTACAAGACAACGCCGCATATTTCAAGGCGTTACACGAAGACTTAAAACCAAAATTCCATGAGGATTAATATTAAAATACCCGACAATATTCACACGGCTTTAAAAGTACGCGCCGCAAGTGAATCAATAACTTTACAACAATTAATTATTAACATTCTAAACAAACAAAAATGACTTTTTTACCTACAGATTATCAAGCGCCAAAGCCAAGCGGCGGAGGCTATACCAAATGCCTTAAAGGCGACACTATTTTAAGATTCCTAGGCGATCCAATAACAGGATATGAATGGTGGGAATCAATGCACGGCACAGAGAAACCCGTGAGAGTTACCGATATGAGAGACATACAAGATGAACACGCCACACAGAAGGCAAAGCATTTCTGGGCGTGCGCTGTGTGGAATTACGAGGCCGGCGCTATCCAGATATGGCAGATAAACCAAAGGACAATACAGGAGGCTATTATGAATTTAATTAACGATTCTGATTGGGGCGACCCACGCGAGTATGATCTTAAAATAACGCGCACAGGAGACGCACTAGAGACAAAGTACACGGTTAGCCCAAAGCCAAAAAAGGAAATACCAGAGGCCGCCAAGTATGAGTTTGAATTAATGAATATCAAACTAGATAAATTAATTACAGGCGAAGACCCATTTGAAGGATGAGTACGCAAAACGGAGAGCCAGACATAGGCCCGACATTCGAGGAATTTTGGGACTTATACGACAAGAAAATTGATCGTAAAAAATGCTTAAAAGCATGGCAAAGACTTGACCCAATGACGCGCCAAGAGTGCATTTATCACGTTGTTAATTATGTAGAGTCGACACCAGATAAACGATATAGAAAAAATCCATTTACTTATTTATTTAACGAGTCTTATTATGACGAAATTATCCAAACAAGAAAGTCAAGGCATAGGGCTGCCTTTGAATACGTCTTTAATCACTATTCTTCGTGAATGTGAAGAAAAAAAGCAAGTTCAGATGGCTTTATCTGGGGCTATGTACGGCGTCGCTAATATGTATAGCGACGTCGATATCAAAGCGCTCACGGCAACGATGGACGCCTTTTATAGAGAGTTCCAATATGAGCCGCTATCTGTTTTTATAGATGTAATAAACGACTTTAAAACAGGCAAAGTCAAAGTCTTTGGAAGGATAACGCCGACCCAGATACGCGAAAGCATAATGGATAAATTGGATAAGATAGCAAGGGAGCGAGAAAATACTCACTTGGATAGAAAGGGGGACGCGGGAACGCGTTCAACCCTTACTTTGCGTGAAGCATTAGCCAAGGTAACGACACAGAAATGAAGATATTAAATTTATATGCTTGCCTAGGAGGCAATAGATATAAGTGGGGTGATGAGCATGAGATCACAGCTGTAGAATTGGACCCGGAATTAGCTAGGTTATATTCTGAGAGATTCCCAAATGACAATGTAATAGTAGGAGATGCTCACCAATACCTTTTAGATCATTATAAAGAGTTTGATTTTATTTGGTCAAGCCCACCATGCCCTAGCCATAGTCGCTCTAGGTTTTGGGGGCATGGTCAAACTAAACCAATATACCCGGGTATGGAATTATACCAAGAAATATTATTTTTACAGCATCATTACGAAGGCAAGTATGTGGTTGAAAACGTCATTCCATATTATGATCCATTAATTAAAGCACAAAAAAGAGGGCGGCACTTGTATTGGACAAACTTTAAACTGCCTTTGATTATTAATTGCCGAGACATTAAAATAGGGAGAGGCGGTAAATTATTGTCTGAATTTCAAACCCTTTGTGAATTTCATATGATTGATTTAAACGACTATAAAGGCGATCAGAATAAAACTAAAATAGCTAGAAATCTAGTGGACTTTGAGAGTGGTTTAGATATCTTGGAGACAGCTATGGGTATAATAAAAAAAGAGGACGTCAACCAATTAGCTATAGCTTTCGATGATCAATAGCAGAGCAAAAGGCCACGCATACGAGTTGCAAATAGTTAATAGGCTAAAAGAATTAGGCTATGACGCTGTAACTAGTAGATCAGAGAGCAAGCGAATGGATGATTTAGGCGTCGATATAATAGATAATACAGACTTTTATATACAATG